CAATCCAACCAGCTACTGCAAAGCACCAGAACTGCGCCCACCTAGCCCTCGATAGATCAGAGTCAAATGCTTTCTGAAACTCTTTCTCCTGTTTCTCCAGCTTGACCCTAAGAGCCTCAACCTCTGCCCATCTCTTGCCGTACTTCTTTAGGAAGTCAGCTCTTAACTTGGCCTCTTCCCTACGCACAGCCTCTTCATGTTCCCAGGCAATCAGTACACGCTTGAGAAATAACTCCTTGCGTACTTCATTCTCACGCAGCTCCCTACGTCTATCGAGGTTGCGCTGCTGGGCTACATCAGATGCCTCTTTCTGGGTATCCGCAATGCTCTTGGACAGCTCTTTGCTGACATCACGACTAGCATTTAGAGAACTGCTGACACCCTTTGCGCCCTCTAGGAATCCGAACTGATCCGACACATCAGGAGCCGATCTTAATGTGACCCATCCCAGCTAGGAATGTAACAAGGCCAACGGCTCCGACTCCAACAATCCAAAAGAACTTGGTGACCACAGACTTACCGATATTGGTATAGACCTTCTCGATGACACGCTCAGTTACTTTCTCAACGATATCCTCAATCTCTTTGTCGGTAAGCTGTGTCATAGTAATCACGTTTTCTTTCGTACTGTTTTGCGTACTACTTTCTTGGCAGCCTTACGAGCTGGCTTAACAACAACTTGTTTCTCAATAGGAAACTCAAGGGTAGCCCTGGGGACAAAGCCAAAGCGGTCTAGGATGTATGCAAAGATAAAGTTCATAATTGGCCTATTGGACTGTAGCGGTTTCTTTCTCTAAACTCTCTTTTAACATCTTTAAAAACGCATCTTTTCCTACTTGCAACTGCTGTGCTTGAAACTGTGTTGACGCTAGTTTTCTGTCAAGGTCAAGGCAATGGTTTGTCAGCATGACTTGTTCCTCTGTAAAGGTGTTCGTGTCGTACTCTTTTCCATCTATCGTAATGGGTTTCGCTTGTTTTTCGCCCATGTCATTCTCCTAAAATGCTAACAAAGAAAGGCTGTTAGCTTGCCCAAGGTACTCCTGATTCCACTACTGGGTTCTTTTGTAGGGCGATATTAGCTGCCAAAGATTCCTCGATAGCGTCTTTATCGACACCGCCAGCCCAACACCAATCCAATACTTCTTGCATTGTTACCTGTGCGTAAGGGATTGTTGGTGTGCCACTAAAGCCACAAGTGCCATATACAGATGCACTATATTCTCCATCAACTTCTGTGCAAGTCCAATGAGCCGTAGTTATAAAACCATTAGCAGTTTCGTAGTCTGTTTGACTAATGTTCCATGTTGCCATTTACTTCTCCTTTTTTAGATTAACCACAATACAACACAGTTGGTACGCAATATGAACCATCGTCGTATTCGTGTGTTTTAACTGTGCAAGTTACTTTACCAATCGTGCTTGAGCGCATTACATCGTCAGCCTGAACTCGTGCTGTACCATCACCATTAGACTCAAGTAAATCACCCTCTTGCACCACAACATCTTTGTTGATTCGACAAATAAACGCACCGACTGAAGTTACCAACATATCATTGGTCGCTGTCCATTCTTCATCCCAACACATAAATACACCATATACTTTTTTACTACCAGCGGTGTCGGATACTTTTACTCGGCATAAACGCTCTGTGGTTGGTTCTCCTTCCCATTCAACCAATTCGTTAATAGATTCCAAAACTGTGCCACGAAGAATAGCTGGTTTGCTTCCGTCTGATAATTGCGACCAGTGCGAACCAGCAAAAGCGTTGTATGAAACAGTACTTCCTGATACAGAGATATTACCTTCTGATACTCCGTCTTGTTGAAAATACACAAGAACACCATCATCTGTTTTTCTATTTACATTCATTACACCGCCTGAAGCCCTTGAAAACTGAGCATTACCAGCAGCAGAAAAAGATGCACCAGTTCCATTTGCATCAGCAACATCACTTGAAGTTGTTGCAACTAACAAATTACCACCAGATGTAATACGCATCCGTTCTGTGCCGTTGGTGGTAAAGAGCATTTCTTTACCGCCAGTTGTCTGAATGGTGACTTCGTTGGCAGTTCCTGTAATTGCTTCATCTGACGAAAGAACTAAAGATGCTCTATACCCACCCGATGTTGGTGTATTTACTTTTAATCTAACATGGTTTGTTCCAGTAGCAACGATTGTGTTTGCGTCATTGTTGTTGTTTCCACTACCACCGTTTACTTGCAATTTATAGCTAGGACTACTAGTACCAATTCCCACATTACCGCTAGAGTCTATTCTCATGCGTTCTGTGCCGTTGGTTAAAATTATAAAAGGATGATTAGATCTTGTGCCAGTCAAACCAAATGAGCTGGTAGCATAAAGTGTTGCAGAAACTTGAGTTGCTGTTTGATTATTTAAAGCAACTAATCCAGGATGAATTGTGTCATCACCAGCAAGCGACATTCTAAAATCACCAGCTGGCCCAGTAGTACCAACCCCTAAAATGCCAGTAGAGGTAATACGCATCCGTTCTGTAGCGTTTGTTGCAATTACTATCGCAGCATTTGCTCTGTTATAAAGAAAACCTACGCTATCGGTAGACGAAGCAAAGCCTTGTCCAACGCTAAAACTTCCTGTTGTAGAAGTTGCACCATTTGAATAAAAATAGATTTGATTTGCTGTTCCAGCAGATGAAGCAATAACAGCATCGCCTAGAACATTTAATTTTGAATAAGAACTTGTTGTTCCAATAGATACATTCCCACTAGAATCAATACGCATTGCTTCAGAACCACCTTCTGTAAAGGCAATAGTGTCGGCTGCTGGGAAGAAGATACCTGTGTTGGTATCGCCTGTGGTGGTGATTGATGGAGCAGTATTAGAGCCAGCACCAAAAACCCCAGTTGTTACGGTTACATTACCGCTAGAAATCGTAGCATTTGTTAGCGTTAAGTTTGCTATCGTAGTAACGGTATTTCCTAGCCCTACTGATGTAGAACCAATGGTTACTGGGGTGTTAAAGTTGGCATCAAGTTGCGACAGGGGTATTGATGTTGTCGCTGTGCCGAATGTATTAGGAACTGGCATTTTAAAACCTCACTCTCAATTCATGTTCAAGTTCAAATGTATTAACCACAAAACCCGCTGAATTGGATGTCATGGTTAACCCTAAATATTTACCCCATTGCTGAGCATCTGACTTGTATAAATAATAACCATTAGTAAATACCCATGATATTACTGTAGAACTATTATTTATCCAAGGGATTGTGACATTGGAATTGTTAAACCAAGTCACAAAATTGCCCAAAACATACGGGGAGCTAGACCCAATTTCTGAATCTACCGTTACATCAAATACACCACCCGCAGAAAGGGTAGCTTCAATACCAAATTTAAGCGCTTGCTTGGTGCGAATTGGATCGGTTAACGGTAACAATGCAGTTTGAATACGGGAAGTTAAAAGACTAGTAGTGTCGCTATAAAGCTGCACTAATTGATTGTTTGAAACTCCGTATAACTTAATTTGTCCAGCTTCAGGCACGGAGGTAATGTATTTAAGATCGTTGCCCTGACTAGATATAAACCATTTTTTCTCAAAAAACACAGCCTGGACATACCGATAGCTGTTTGTAAAGGTTGTATCGTTATATCTAAAGTTAAATACAGCGCATAAAATGTTGTTTAACAACACTTGACCCGCATAAACAGGGTTGCTAAAGTCCACATTAGGGAAAACCCCATCTAAGGGATCAGATAATTTAGAGGTGGTTGAGCCAACTAGGGCGTACACCCCATAGTCATTCATAAATAAAACAGATCGGAAGTACGGGAATATAGCGTTTTTAAGCTCTGAACCCACCGATGCGCTCACATTGGTATTGGTAAATAAAGTTAGACCAGCATTGGTTACCCGTACATCCGAGAACACATTAATGGAGTTATCACCAAAAATGTACAAAAAGTTGTTAGCGCTAAGTAACTGAACAATGTTGCCATGCAGCGTAGAATCGGTCAAAGTTACCGATCCCGCAGAAACGCTCGTAAAGTCGCTATACGACCCCGCAGCGCTGTAATAGACTGATCGACCAGCCGCAATCCAAACACGCCCTGAAAAGCTCGCTATGCCCACATTAGGCTCAGAATTGACAATGGCTTGCAAGACAGCACCATTACCGCCACCACCAGACACCGTGGCTGTCACATTGGCAGCGTTGGTGTAACCCGATCCTTGGTTGGTCATAATGACCTGAGTAACAACATTGCCTAGGACAATGGGTACGGCTGTAGCTCCCGCACCCCCACCGCCTGAAATCGTGACAATGGTATTGGCTGCGTTGGTGTAGCCCGATCCTTCATTAGAAACAACTAAAGAAAGCGTGCCAGTTTGAAAGTTAAATAATTGGGCTACCGCATTAGCACCCGTACCACCCCCGCCACCACTAAAGGTAACAGTTAAATTAGCAGCATTAGTGTAACCAGTACCCGCATTTACAACTGCCACAGAAGTTACTACATTAGCTGTAGAGATAGTAGCTGTTGCATTAGCCTGTTCTCCACCCGTTTGGTCTGGAGCGTTAATAGTAACGGTTGGCGCTTCGGTATAGCCTGTTCCTTGATTAACAATTCCTATCAATCCGACAGAACCGATAGTTACAACATTATTACCATCCCAATTAAAGTAACCCTTGGTAGGATCAAGGATGAGCATACGCTCGTTATTCCATTGGGTAATCTGAACACCGCTAGCAGAAAATGTGCCAGGTGATGCAATATTGCCAAAAGTATCGGTTGTGATATTAAAGAACTGGGCTGATCCATCACTCATAAAGCCCACAACATAGTCATTTAAACCAATATTAACCGATGATAAATGGGTTACGGTATTGGCAAAAACAACGGTATTTGCGCCAGCATCCAGCACATTGCTGTTTGTAGGAATAATTTTGACATTGCCGTACCCAATCGGCTGGGCGTTTTCAATCCAGCTAAATTCACTCTCATCAATGGCTGTACGGTTAGCCTTGGTGTTTAGCCCTCTAAACTGTTTGATAACGGCATAGGACTTTTTCTGTTCCGCTGCTGCCATGGCTAGTAGGGTGAGCTATAAGGCGTTGGGATTCTGCGGGTAAATACTGAAGTAAGTACCGATGCAGTTTGCTTGTTGTATTCTTGTTTATAAATCTCAGCTTCACCATAACTTTGCTCGTAATACTTGGCTAGGTAAGCTGCGTAAAATTTAATCGAGCTGGTATAGGGGTCTTTAATCGTATCTACTTCACTAGAGGTTACCAATGGTAATGGCAAGATAACCGTATCAATTTCAAGCTGGTAGGCTTGATCTGGGATTGGACCAATGTAGATATTGCTTTGCCCGTAATTGCTAAATGCTAGAGGTCTGCCAAGATAATTCTGCCAAAAGCGCAAGCGCACATTAAAGTCTGACCAAGCCAAATAATCTAATGGCACACGGGTGTTACCCCAATATAGGTTGATATTAATAATATCAAGGGTTCGGTCGCCAGACGGCATAGATGCGTAGTAAATGTTTTCACAGTTACCTACATAAGTTAAGCCAGCCGTACCATTTAAAAATTGGGTAGAGGGTGGGTAATTCGTAATATTATTTTGCTGACTTTGTGGATATGGTGGGGGAGTTGTATCCGTTGTTCCCGCAAGAGTAACCTGATAAATAAAAATATTACTAAAAATAAAGTCATTTAAAGCGACTGGTGTACTAGCTGTCCATGCCACAGGATTGGTAGGAACTGCACTATTTAAAGCCGATGAAGCTGGAACTTTTGCTGGAGTTTGTACAATCTGGATTGTTCTTAGGCATCCAGTATCACGGACTACACGATCTCTAGCACTATTAATGTAGTCTGTTAATTGAGAATCGGTATAAAAGTTTCCTGTTGCATCATGGAGTAATCGTCTGACTTCCGTAATGTAAGTCGATAGAGTTGCCATTTAAACTCCATAAGTCATGCTGCCACCGAGAGGACTTTTCCCCCCGCCCTCTTTTGGGAAGGTAGGGGTACTCTTTCCACCAACGGGGATAACGATTGGTTCTTTTTAGGCGCTTGAGTAGATAAATCCCATTTTGCTAAACGATCCAAACCTTCTTGAAAATCATTAGCGGTTTTTATCCAACCCAATCTAGCCAAGTGGGTGGTCTTATCTTCTTTACCGTAACCAAAAATATGACGGGCAGCTTCCTCTGAAATCTCTACAGTTGCACCCTTTTTAAAGTCATAAAATACTCCACCGAAGCCATCTCTTAGGTCTTGGTCGGAGTTATTGGTTACATAAATCATTAGAAGCTCACCACTTGTCCAAACACACAAATATCTACGGTGTTGGCATTACCAGAAGCGGTATTGACATTTACATATAGAGCTTGAGTTGATGCGCCAGAAACAACGGTGTTCGCTGGATATGCAATAGTTAAATCTTGGTATTTACCAGCAGCGCTTACTGCCGTTAAGGTTACATTGGCAACAACCACATTGGCTGCTCCCATGTTTCCAGCACTAGAGATACTAATACCAATATCTGCACTTGCAACAGTTCCAGAGGGGTTTTGCACCGTGACTTGACGGATAATCACCCCACCAGAATTGCCAGTTGCACCACCGTTGGTTAACCCGCCTGATACGAGAGGAATCGTAATCTGCGCAGTTCCCGTTGTTGCTAGGGATTGCGCAGTTAATTTTCCAATTAAGCCGTATCCAAAACTGTTTAGGTAAAGATTACCTACTGCGTTGGGGTTAGCCATTGTTTCTCTCCTTAATCGTTGTAAGTGCCAGAAGCAGCTTCACCACCGTTTACAGTAGCCAAGGTTACTGTAGCGTTGGTAGTTGCTAGCAAGCGGACATTTACACCATCAGAGATTACAACACCACCCACATTAATAGCGCCCACATTGCTGTAGGTTGCTGTGCTTGTAGTTGTGTTATATGCCGATACTGCTTGGATAATCACATTAGCAGTTGCAAACATGATGTAAGTACCAGCGGGAACGGTTGTACCAGCGGTAGTTGCAGCAATGGTTGTAAGCTGCCAATATGCGCCAGGCGTATTGGTTGCGCTACCTGAGATCAGGATTTTATTTAAGCCGAGTGCCATGACTAGTTCTCCTTATAAAGAAATAGAGTTGTAGCCAGACACTCTGGTCATTGACTTCGGCTTGGTGCTTACCAATTCGGCAATCATCAAGACAGCGCCAACATAACCAATCTGCCAGTTTGGTAGAGTGCTTTCAAATCCAGTAAACACAAAGCTACCTTGATCGTGAATATACAAGCTCAAGTAGTTTGAGTTAATGAAATAGACAACACCTTCTGGGCAATAAGGGTCTGGATAAATAGGTACACCAGCGACCATCAAAGCACGGAAAGCTGCTTGTGGTCCATTGGTATCGCTGTCAAAACCGCTACCTGGGGTAATCACATACTGCTCTTGACCAACATAGTCTTGAGCCAATAGTGTCCAAGTACCAAATCCGCAAACACCAAAAGTAGGCACTTCTGCACCGTTTTTAACAGTTCCAGAAATGTACTGAAGGATATTTTGACGAGTTGGGTTGACTGATCCAGCGTTGTAAACCTTCGATTGCCACCAAGTATAGGTGCTACGGTTAATGTTACCGTATGTACCCATGTTAGTACCATCGTCAATTGCGCCTGGCAAACCAATAAATTGTTGAGTGTTCGTGTAGTTGGTGTACAAAGCAGTCGCCATTGCATCCATCATCACATTGGTTGCATCGTTCATACGAGCTTCAATGAGAGGAATAATTGCATAGTCTTGCTGTACAGCACCTTCCATCCCGAGGAATGGTACAGGAGCAATCATCAGTTTAAGGTTGAACTCAGCGTTATATGCACCTTGCTGTACTGATGGTTGCGTAAAGCTACCAGAGTAATCAGACCATTGTGCGTTAACGAACTGAGCGCCTTGTACTGGCACAGTTACCTGGGATACACCACCTGAAGCCTGTTGACTATTTGCAATCAACGCAGCCATCAAGGGTGTGCTGTTATAAAGTTGTACGACCAGTTTGGGGATAAACGCTCTACGAGTTACATAAGTAAGTTCGTTATATTGCGATGTACCCGCTGCTGGAAGAATACCGCCGCCTATAGGCATAGTTTATCTCCAAACAAAAATCTAAATATCCCCTATTACTGCAAACTTCAAATACCAATTGGTCGAGTGTTTTTACGCAATTCAGCCAATGCTTTTGCTGCTTCGTTTCTAGCACCTTGTACTGGGTTTTTCCAATAGTTATTCAGGTCAAAACCTTTTAACGGACTTGGGTTGTAGCCAGATGGTGTAGGCACAGCAGCTTGTTTCATCCAATCAAAATACTCGGCAGCCGTTTCGTGGTTTGATATGTTCTTCTCAAGCATAATTTTCTCGATCTGTTGAATATCATCATCCGAACTAGCCAAACCTTTTTTAATCAATCTATCTCTGCGCTTTTGCAATTCTTCCAACGCTTCTTTTTCTTTCAGCTTGGCTTCCAATTGCATGACCCGATCTTCAGCAGCGCTTACTTTTTGCTCAGTATAGTCCTCGATTTCGAGTTCAGGTATGGGCAAGTTTGGGCGCAAGCGTTTTGTTAAACGCAATGCTTCTTTACGAGTAGAAGGATTCTCAGCCAACTCTTTCATCAAGAGGGCTAATTCATCCCGCTGTTCTAAACTAATATCTTCTAAGCTCATCTTTATCCCCTTTTTTCGTTAGATGACTTTTTTGGTATCACCAGGCTGGCTCATGGTCATCATGTTTTTGCTACCAGCTTTGTTTGATGCAGACAAGCCACCAAATTGAGAATAACGGGGAGTATTGATTACTTGTCCGTTCTTTTGGTTGTTGTCGGTTGGTTTGCGAGGAGCAGAAGCACCACGGGGTTTAAACAGTTCCATAATAATTTCCTTTACATGGGTTGAGGTAATGGCATACCGCCACCGCTAGGCATTGCTGGCGGGGTTGGCATCATGCCAGGAATCGCTGGCGCAGAGGTCATTGCTTTACTCTCAGGTGTTGCGCCACCCGCTTGAGGTAAAGTTTGCAACATATTTAAAATTTCAGTCGGTTGCAATTCATCGGTACGCTCTTTGTTTGGTCCAAGAATCCCTGTAATCACACGGATTGCATCTAAGACACGCTTGCCTTCAGCAGAGTTCACGCCAATGCCAGGCAAACTTTGATTGAGCAAATCCATCGCCATGGATAAATTCAACATAGCGGATTCTTTACTGCCCATCTTGGGTTCGGGTGTTGACATGGGAGCTGCCATGGGT